AGCTTATTAAGAGTAACCATATAATGCATTTTTTCAGTTGGTTTCATAAACCAAAACAACCCTAATGGTTTATTAGTAACAATAAGGGTTTTCTTTCTTTCACGCCCTCGCAGTTGATACTTTGCTAAACTTTGTGTAGTTACAACTTTCATGAATCCACCAAGAAAGAAATAAGCAGCTTTCCTTCCCATATAAAGTTCATAGAAGTAAATCTTTAAATATTGATATATGATTTGTTTGAATTCTTTTAAGGTAGGTTTCCTTTTCCTTTTTGCTTTAACTTTTTGATCAATTGTAAAAAGAGAAGGAGCATACCTTTTCTTCTCTTTTAGAAACAAATCATAGAAATAACTTACTCTTAATATTTCTATTTTAGATTTCTCTGTTTGGATCGTATGGTTCGGTTGTGTTTTGTGAATCGCCTGTTTCATCAGATCTCATTTTTAGAAATATATTAAAATCCCTTGCACTTACTGAATTCATTAATTGTTCAATAAGTTCATCAGGCATTGGATAAGGATCAGAAAGCCAATCATAACCTACTTCATCATCAGTCCTAACTAAAGCTCCCATTCCGGTAATCTTAACAGAATTAGTTTTAGATTCTTCATTTAATAATCTTACTGCAGTATTTAAAACTGAATTAGACAAGTCTTCTATTTGATTACAAACCTGTGTGTTTCCTAAATCAAAAGTTAGCTTTCTATTTATAAATTTTAATCTTGGATGAAACTTATTAAACTGGTCATATTTAGCATTATCGAATTCTTCAGAATTCATTATAGAGATTATATATGGCCCTTTAAAACAAGCGATACCATAGTTATGTCGAAATCGAATGATCTTAGGTAATTGAGGACTTACATATACACCACCTGTAAAAGAAAAATTAATAGTTCCTAAACTTTGAAAAACTTCTTCAGGAAGTAAAGCTCCCTTACTTGAAACTTGATCTAAAATCTTTCCTCGATGCGCGCTTAAATATTGTCGCATTAATCTCTCATTGATATTGTCGTCTTGGTTAAACTCTCCAGCTCTAACAGTATCCCATAGGGTGTATATTAATTCTCTTTCGCTAACCATTATTTAAAGACTTTACGATACGTTTCTGCTAATTGATAACTTGATTGCGTTCTTTCGTCTGCAGTTTTATTAAACAAATTCGTAACTGTTATTTTTAATATTTTTTCAATAGCATCATCAGGAAGATTTACTATTCTGGTTCCCGGCTGTCCTGTTGAAGCAAAACTTGGTTTCTTACAATAGGTAAGTCTAAATGTTACCGGAATTGTTATACCGGCATCTATTTGAAATGTACTTGCAAATTGTAATATCAAAGGATAACTTTTGGTAGGTTCCTTATTCGGATTTAACCTGGCATTAGTAATCTCTGCATGTTTTATTAAATCTGCTCTCCTACATTTTTCGTTGTTTGCATAATATACATCATACGCCACCTCACGAAGATAATCGGTAGGCAGCGCAGCGATGTATTTTCCGGCTTGATTTGGATCTACACCAACTGTTATGTCTTTTGGAACTATAAGGCTTCTAATATCATCAGTAACCTCTTGCGTGTTTTCTATAATCTTTAATTTTTCTCCTATCCAATCATAGGTAGCAGTTTCAAAAAAATTAAGAAAGACTGGCAAAACAAAATAATCTGAACCCATTTTGTCAGATAGTTGTTTTAGTTTTTCGTGAACTTCAGCTAATGTATAATCCATTGTGTTATTCTTCTTTAGATTCTATTCTTAATTTATCATAAAGAGCTTTAGTTACTTCTGCATAAAAATCCGGATTGTTTAAAAAGTATTTTATAACGCTTTCAGTAGCTATTCCAATAGGAACACTTTCATACTTATACATTCCATTTGAAATGTGTAATACTTCATGTCGAACCATTTCTTTGATCTCATATTCAAATTGAGCATCTTGAAGATTATCGATAATATCCTGTACTTTATTAGCCTCTTTCATTCCTCGTCTAACAAAATCTTTTAGACGTTTTCTCAATTTAGCTTTCTCGATCGCTGGATTAGTAATATACTTTGCATCATAATATTCAAAATTCAATTTAGCAAGTATAAAACGAAGTTTCTTAATACCTATAGCTTCTTTACCACCTTCAGCCACAATACGACCAACCAGCTTATCTATGTAATCTTCTTCGTCAAGATTCTCTATTGCTTGATGATCTAAATTAACAAGTTTTATTCGAGAATTTTCATTCTTCTTTTGCATATACCTGTCATGAAGTTTAGTTTGATCTTGTTCTACCCAAACGTCAGGGTGGCCAATAAGCCAGTCCAATTCATTTCTATGCTGCATATCATTTTCAGGATCAAAAATAGTAACTTGTTTTTCAATCATGTAACCATTTTGTTTCTGACCATTCAAATCATATAACCATCTTGATGCACCAGTAAGAGGATCTGTATAGACAGTTAGCATTCTTCCACTGAAACCACCTAATCCCATTCTGTTTACAAGAACATATTTTAATCGCCACATACCTGTTAAGAGGCTTTTATCTATTGTTCTTTGAATTTTTTTAATTCCTTCTGTTGTTTCCATTATTATAATTTTAGTTTAAAACCCCTCTCTTAATTGAAAGGGGTTTAGAGTTAATTAATTACCAAGTAAATATATTGGCTTTCTCACTTGCAATTGCATTAGCACTTAAATCACCACCAGCCCAAACAGCCGATGCTTTTAAGATACCACAAGAACGAGTGTCATAAAGAACTGCCATCAATTCAGAAAGCATGTGGCATTGGCAACCATCAAATCCGCTTGCTGCTTGATTAGAAGCATCTGCTTGTGGATCGAATGAATGCATACCATCTACATTCTTTTTGATGTAATTTCTACCTGAACGAGCTAATATCTCGAAGTTAGGTACACCTTCAACCGGAGTAGTATTTAGAATATAAATATTACCAGTACCAACTAATCCACCATTAGTTCCATATAATCCTGGATGGTTGAAAAGTTCATCTTCTATCAAGACAAACTTATTGCCTAAATAGTAGTATTCGGTAACTTCAAATCCTAAAGTCATTTTCTCACCAGTAGTAACATTGTAAACAATGTTTGATGCACCGGTAGTTGCAGAACCAATATCAAATTGGATCAATTTCTTCATCCCGGCATCAAAAGCAGTTCTACCAATACGATCTGTTACTGCAAGGAAAGTGTTACCACTATTCCCTTCAGGAGAACGAGTTGCTAAAATGTTTGTGATTGCTTCGATTAGAGTATGAGCCAATCCATTATTAGGATTATAATCAAATGTGGCATTGTCTTCAATTTCTGGAATCCAACCATTTCCAATTACAGGAGCCTCGATACCTGACTCCGCAGAGAAACCTGAAACTGTTAAATTGTTAGTACCATAATTTTCAAACCATGCATGAGTAGATGGATCCATAGAAATCCGAGAATTTCTTAAAGCCAACTCATTCATCATTCTAAAGATACGTTCACCTCGTAAAACTTCGGCAAACTCCCACATTTTATTATTCGAACTATCTTCATTATAGATATAAGCAATTTGCTGTTTCTTCGCAGAACCAGTCATTGTTAAAGTATAACGAGTGATAAATGAATAATTGATTTTCCACTGGTTGTGGTTAGATCTTTGATAACCTTTTAAAGATCCTTCCCCAAAAGCAGAACCGGCTTCTGTGAATACATTATCTGCAGCAACGTGAGCATTTGCATATAAAGCAGCTGGTCCAACTGTTTTTCCATCATAAACATAATGATCTCCTGTTGAAGCAAGTCTTCCTTTGTTGATAAAGATGATAGTTATACCTAATCCATTATCCAACGTTATTTTGTCGTTAGGATTAAATTTATCTCCATAAATACCATTTCCAGGCTCATGCTTAACAGAAATAGAACATAATGTATTGGTTGCAACGGTTGTTACAAGAACACCGCCAGTAAAGGTTACACCATTACCTGTCATGTCCGGACTTGGATTTGCAGCATCGAAAGCTGTTCCAAATTGCGCGGCTCCAAATGAATAGGCTGGTAAAATATCCATACCTTCATAAGATATACGATAAGCATTATCGTTAATGTCAGTAGTAGCAGGCTTCATTTTGCCTTTTTGAATCCCTTGATTTACCCTTCCAGAATAATACATCCACGATTGGAATTTATTATATTTCTTGAATAAATCGAAGGTCTTACGTGCCACTCTAAAGTCTTTCTTCATCAACGTTGTCAACGAATTAGCCTCTGTGTGAATTTGAGGATTAAAGCGCTCTTGCGCTCCTCTCAGTAAAACTCCCATAATTTCTTAAAGTTTTTTAGTTTAAATTAAATATTTATATGTTCGTAAAAACCCTAACTTCAATGCCTTTGGCTTATTCGTTAAAGATAATTGAGGAAGAATCGCTGTCTTTGACTGCTTTTATTTCTTGTCCTCTTCGGGTTTCTCATAAAGTAACCCATTTATAAGTGCATCTTGAACCCCTGCGCTGGCAATTGAACCTCTTTGTTGGGCTTTAACAACTGGACTTTCTTTCTGTTTTACACTAAACTCGTCTAATACAGATTTAATACCATCATTATATGTTAAACCTGATGCTTTCTTAAAGATTTTCTCTTTAAAAGTGGCCATCAATGATAACTCCGCTACAGCATGTTTATCAGTTTTTAGGTTCTCAATGAACTTACCTGAAGCTACATTATTGTAAGCCTCAGCAATACTTTTTTTATCTAATTCAATACCGAAAAAATTACCGGCATTATTGATATTTATAAATTCTTTTTGTAAATCTTCTTTATAAGCTTTGTCAATAGCTTCTTTGGCATCTTCTCTTTTTTTATCGATACCTTCTTTAACAGTTTTTGTTGAATCTAATAAAGCTACAAGCTTATCTCTTAAATATTCAGCTTGATGACTTAAATTTCCACTATCAATAATTTGTTGAATTTTTTCTTCAATATCAATTTGTACTTGTTCATCATTGACATCTAAGCCTTCATCTCTTACAGCTTTAGTTTGAAGCTGTCTTCTTATTAATTCTTCATCATTAACTTTCCATCTTCCTTGTGTGTCTTTAGCCAGAACAGGTTCAAGAGCTGCAATATGAGTTTCTGCTTGTTCATAAACCAGATCATCATCTTGTTCAGCAACTTCATTTGTTTTACCATCCATAAAAGCTTTTAATTCTTCTTCAGTTTGAAATTTCTTATCAAACTTTTTATTGAAAGCTTCTAAATCAATTTTTTGTTCTTCTGTCTTTCCCTCAAAATCAATCTTGTCAGGATCGTCGTCGTCTAAAGCTTTAGATTCTGCAGCAATTTCTTCTGCAGTTTTTACCGGCTCTGGATCCTTCTTAACAACTCCATCATATTCAGCAATATCAAAACTTTCATCTTCGTCTTGCTGGTTGATAAAGCTTTCTGAATCGAACATAGCATTCTCGTCAAATCCTTTACTTTGTACTTCTTGGTTTTCTTCTGTTTCTGTTACCATGATATTTATTATTAATTAAACAAATTTATAAAAAATTAATTACTCGCGCTTTTTATCCTTATTTTCCTGCTCTATTGCAAGTTTTGCTGCAGCTATTCTTTCTGCAGATGTGCTTTTTAAAACATCGCTTAAACCTTTACCTTGAACATAGATCTTAGCGACATCCCGGTCTTTGTCTTGTGCTTTAAGTTGAACACCACGATCTTGATCTTTATCCTGAGCTTCGGCTTGAAGTTCTGCCTGTTGAGCTTTTTCTGCAGCAGCCTGTTGTTCTTGGCGCATTTTATCCATAGAATCAAGAAGCTTTTGGAATACTGCTTTTTTCTGTGATGCAGATTCTCCTTCAAAGACTTCAATCAATCCCATGATAAGTTCTGGAGTATTAGCATTACTTAAAGCCATTTCTGCAGCTCTGTCAATAGTGTCTGCAGCTTCTTTGTCTTTACGAGCATCTGAAAGATACATTCCAATATCAGATAAAAAGAATTCATCAAATACTTTTAAAAATTTAGTTTTGAATTCTCCAAATATGTAATGGATCACTTCCCCTTTTTCATAATCTTGTTTTGCTTTTAAGATAACCTTTTCTAATAAAGCCTGGACAAAATCATCGAATGGAGTAAATGTAACTTCTGTTCTTGCAGCACTTCCTCGAATAGCTTTGTCTGTTCCGGTAGCTGTTTGGTATTGTCCAACCTGACCTTCTCTCTCTGGTGGCAATCCAATAAACTTACTTGCAAGATCTTCTATAATAGCAAGGCCATTAAATAAATCCTGAACACCACCTTTTTGTGATAAGTCTAATGAAGTGAATTGATTGAATGAAGCATTTGTACTTCCTTTTTGTTTGGAATTAATAATCATCATCTTATCTTTCTTGATATGATGCATAACCTTATTAAGTCCACTTTCATAACCACCTTTAGAAAACTCTTTAGGAGTCTGAGCTGAATCATAAACAAGCACACGACTATCTCCTGCAGATTTTAAAGCTAATCTAATTTCAAAAAGAACTTCTGAAGCCATTTGTTGTAATTGATACAATTTAGCAGCTACAGATTTTATAAGTGATGTTCCAACAGTGTTATCTCTTATAATAGAAACAACCGGTAGATTACATCTAAATGGATCGTCAATATAAGAATATCGTTTATCCATTAATCCCCAATCCAATATAACTTCCGGGCCAAGCATTATTACAAATCGAGGCATTTCTCCATCAATAGATTCTATTTGGTCGTTTTTTCTTTCTTTATAATCTTCTGGTAATTTTTTAAAATGATCTTTATCGTAATCATCTTTGCTTACTTTTATGCTTACTTTTTTACGAGATTTCCACATCGCAAAGACTATACGCATACGATGTACCTTGTTACTGGTTTGGAACCAACCATTGTATTTTTGTGAATTACCAAGTTCCTGGCTTTCGTAAGTTGTAGAATCTGTATTTTCAATAGCAGAGAAAGCTATCTTAATAAACTCTTTATCTTTTGCAGATATATTAGGGTACGTATTGTAAACTTCATTTTCTGTTAGATAGTAATTTTCGAACCAATAATCATGGTCATTTTGAATAACCTTGTAAGGATCTATATCATAATCACAATCCAATGGATGTACTTTTCTTCCGGTAGTAAATCCATACTTTTTATCTAAAACAACATGAGCTCTATCTGAAATACAATAGTCAGTAAACATTTGGGGAAGTTTAGACTTCTCCTTTCTTACATCAAGAAATAATGTTATGAGTCCATCAGCAACTTCTTCTGCAACAGATTTAAAATCATGTTCATCTATATTTTCAGGAATTACCATATCCGGGCTTTCTGTTTCCGGAGTAAATCCTAATTCACCACCAACTTTTTCAGAGATCTCTCGCATAAGCTGTTCAGACATCATTTTAAGCTTGTCTTCAAATTTTGCGTTCTTGGATTTCTTATCGATTACATAAGCCTTTCTTCTTAAAGGTCTTGACATAAACTCTCCAACAATTTGTTCAATTTTACTTTGTATAAGAGGGTAAACGATATAATCTATTCCTAAATAAGTTCCATGAGGACAGGTAATTGCTTTGACTAATTTTTGTTCTTCATCAGAAAGTTCTGCATTATAACCACGATATAGTTTTAATATCTCCCTTCTTTGGTCATTATAATTATCAGTAATTGAATATGTGGCATATTGTATAGCATGTGAGGCGTGCCATTCCTTTGTCTTTTGTGTTTCAGGTATGGTTTGATCCGGTAGAGATAAAAGGCTCATATTAATATTTTTTATAAAAGTAGTTAATTTTCTTTTATTCTTGCATTATGTTCTTCAAGTGTGAATGCCATAACATCATTTGAGTATCTGGAAAGCACCTCTTTTCGTTTTGCAACTATAGCTTTTTTATTGTCAACTTTTGCTTGTTCGAATAGAACTCTCTCTTGTCCATCTAAATCATATTCAGGATCGAAAGCTCTCATATTATGAATTGAAAACGGATCTTCATCTTGATTATTTCTTTGTTCTCCATAGGTAGTATATTCCAATTGTCCATTTATCATATCGTAATATCCCATGCCATCAAAAATATTGACTTCTTCTGGTTCATGTTCAAGTCCTTCAGTCATTTCTCCGAACATGTCAAGTTTCTGAACAAGCAACATTCCGAAAGCAGAACCTAAATCAGCATTTGTTTCTCCATAATCAAGTAGATGTTCTAAAATTTCTATAAACCATATATTATTAAAATTCAAATTAACTTCTTGTTTTAATAATCTTAACGTAAGCGCCCATGCGTGTTGATTGGACATCTTAAAGCCATATAGATTTTGAGCCCTGGACACATATCCTGTTCCAGCTAAATTAGGTCTTTCTTGTAAGTAATCTGTATCAGCTCCAACATCCATGTAATGTCCTATGATTGCAACTTTAGTATGCTCCACAAGCATCTTAACTCCATAGTAGATGGACAATCTCATTGTATTGGAATAGAATTCATCATCACTATCTCCAGTTCCTCTATCAAGAATATAAGCAATAGGAATGTCATGCGGTTGGTTTATAGAATAAAAAGTTCTATAAATAATTGTCGCTCCTAACGATCCTTCTGAAACTGTATTGCCATCATCATAACTATCACAGCCACCAATATCAGGATGATAAGGTAATCCGGTTTGTTTAATTGGATCTAATATTTTATGAATAGTTCCAAGTTCTTCATCTTCAATAAACTCAATTTTAGATCCTCTTAAAAAATGTATTTTATCAATTTCTTTTAATGTTTTTGCAATGGCAACGAGCCTAAGTGTAGCAGGATCATTTGTTTTCCATTCCAATCTACCAGTCTTTCTTTGGAAAGGGCAATTGTCTTGATTACGAATTTGTGCATTAAGTTTTTTTCGGTTTAATAATCCACCAGAAGTCTTAATGAAAATATCAGATTCTTTTAATGGATAAGATTGAATATGTTTAATAAATCCTTCGCTTCCATCTTTCTCTTGTCGCTCTTTCATAATATATTCGAAAGCAGCTTTTGAATCAGTCTTACCAGTTCTAAAATCAAAGAACGAAATTGCTTTACCGGTTACTTCATCAGGAATACCATCACCAGGATAATAATCAGTAGCAGAAATGAATATTGGTTTAAGGTTATATATAGAGCGTTTAGCATACCACATTTCTTTATATCCTTTAGATCCTTTCTCCATGTCGCCACCGGTGCCATAAACAATTGGAGTTCCAAACTGGATCATACCTTCTTTAAAACAAGGCTCGGTAGATTTAAAAGCAGCAACAATATCTTCGAATAGTCCAGCTTCCTCGAAAATAACCATACTTAACGATTTACCCTCAAACCCTGTTGGTTTGGCATACATCGTTTTCATGTACATTTGAGATTTTAATCCCTTATCTACTTTTTGCTTATTAATATATTCTTGATAACCAAGCTTTATGACTTCTTGATTTTTGGTAATAGTACCAGAACGATACTCTGGCCGGATATTCTCCAGAAGCATTTTAACTTTATCGTAAAAATCTTGTGCTTTATCTTCTTGACCTGCAGCTACACCAATTTCATTGTCTTTATAAAATAGAAGTTCATAAGTTGAGGTTGCAGCTCCTATATAAGATAATCCAACCCTACGAGGCTTACCAACGATAATACCATATTTGCCTTTTTTGGCATTATAGATCTCGTCAAATATTCGTCTGTCTAATTCTCGGTAAAAAGGACTTTCTGTAGTTTTCCTTGTAGCTCCCCTTTCAAGAAGCTTAATCTTACACATGTTCAGGTAGAAGTAGTGTTCTCCTGTTATGTGAGGCATGTATGGAGCAGGTTTAAAACCTTTTAGACACCTATAATCTTGTGCATCCCAATAATCATCATATAGTATAGATCCCGGCTTGAAGTCTGGTATTTCCTCTACAACTAAAGGTCTGTACTTTTGACTATCAAATTTGTTCCAATTTATCTCTACTTTCATAGTTGAACTTTAAAAAGAAAGACACCGCATCATTTCTAATACGATGCCTTTCAGGAAAACAGAAGAAGATTCTTCACTATCTTATAGCATGATAAAACGAATTCTTTTTTTCAAGCTTTTGCTCTAACCTGGAAAGCGCATAACCATTTTTAACTGGAGATTGATCATAAATATTTTTACCTTCAATTCTTTTTTCATAATCATCAATATCAGTATTGATTGATTTAAGTTCCTTCTTTAATTGAATAATCGATGTGGTTTTTAATTTATCATCATTTTCCGGAAGGCTTCCATACGCTTGAATTTCTTTTAGCTTTTTCACTTTTTGATCATAGTGAATGCGACCTTCTTCAAGTGTTGGATCGTATTGCAGGTAATCATATTTACGCAAGGCTACTTGGATTTCAGTTGAATTCCAAATCCAAAAATCTCTATCTCCTGTTACTTCTTCTTGTGCTTTTCTCGGGCGATCATCGTCATTGTAATATCTGATAGGAGATTGATAGTCTGCTACAAGAGCTACTGCTGTTAAACATCGAATACCAAACCTTTCATCGTTCAATAATTCGCGTAGTTCCTTAATAGCTAATATGCCATCATCATTATCTTCAATTACAAGTAATCCGGTTTTATCGTCTAATCTTGTCAAATACATGATGCTAAAGTAATAAAAAAAAGAGGAATTTTAGTTTTCCTCTTTATTATCATATAATTCAAGATATTGTGAATTGAGCCTTTCCATCTGCCTTATGCTTTTAAAGACTTGATGATCGATACCTATAAGAGCATAGATTTGATGATTGGTAATAGTATTCGGTAAAATAAGGCTATACAGTTTTTTAAGAAAACCAACTTTATAGACAAGTTTTAATTGATTGTCCGTAATTTCTTTAGGAACGACAAAAACACTTTTATCGTCTTCTAACATTTTACGAACATCATTATACATATGTTCTGGAACGTACATATCCTTATCAATAGCAAAACCTGTATATTTATTAATTATCATAATTTCTTTTCTCTTGATGCAGCAAATACTGGTTTGATTACCGGAACTTCTTTCTTATCATCAGATTCGATATCTAATTTTGTATAAAGGTTCTCAAAATCTTTAAGCGCTTTAGTAATTTTTCTTTTATAAGGCTCCATACTCTCCGGAGTAGTAACATCCTTATAAATCGTTTTCATACGTCTTAAAATTTCTGCTCCTATCTCGTCAGAGATCTCATTATTCCTTCGGAGTTTTTTCTCTAAATCATTTTCAAGCTTATTAAAAAAATCTGTTGGCAATTTCTTTTCATTAAAAGAATCCAATGCTTTATAAAATACTCCGGTGATCTCTTTAGATCCAAACTCTATAACTTGCTGGAATGTTAATAATCCGCTAAGCGGAACATCCGCTAATTTATTTCCTGCCATGTTTTCTCTGTTTTAATTTTTGAATGAAAATATTTGCCTACACTTGTAGATCCAATCAATGCTTTATATTCTTCCAAAGACACATCTTCATAAGAATATGCTTTACGATTCCTAAAGAGAATATATAGAATCTTATCTGGAAGATTATAATATACGCTTCGAATTTGAGAGCTTCCAGTAATAGGTTTCCAGGGAATGTTTTTCTTTTCCATAATTAATATCCTTGTGGTTGTTTTGGTTGAGCATATACAGATGTATCTACAATAACACAATCTGTTGTAAGCAACATTCCGGCTACGGATGCTGCATTTTGTAAAGCAACTCTCGTTACCTTGACAGGATCTATAATACCTGCTTTTATCATATTGTTTTTTACTTCTCTGGTTCGAGCATCAAATCCTTGATTGAAATTTTCAGTAGCATGTTGAAATTCTTTATCATTTAATTCTATTCCAACATTATCAAGTATTTGCATAAACGGAACTTTAATAGCATTTAACACAATCTGCATACCAAGACCTGTAGAACCATTTTTTGCTAAAGAAGGTTCGTCAGATAAGATATGTGAGATATGTAAAAGCGTAGTGCCACCACCAGGAATAATACCTTCCTCTGAAGCTGACTTCACACCATAAAGAGCATCGTGAACACTATGCTGCTTTTCAATGAATTCAATTTCGCTTACAGCTCCTATATTGATATAAGCCAGCCCTGAAGTTAATCGCGATATCCTCATTTGATATATCTGCTTTTCATAAGAAGTAATATCTTTTGTTATTTTCTCTCGTAACTTATCAGCTTTAGATTTTTTAGCTTCTTCAATTTCTTTATACTCTTTCTCGGTTAAATTGAATGGCCCTTTAATAGATAATCGTGTACTGGTTACTATGACAGCTTCGCTTTGTGGAATATGCTGCATAAGTTCTTCTGGATTCAAAATCTCTTTGCCATCATCACTATAATTTAGTTTAATAGCATTAAAATCTAATCCTTCTGTTGCTATAAAAGGTGGTTTTCCTAACATGGTAGCAACATCATGAAGTTCTTCTAATTGTTCATTTCCAAATCCTGGAGTTCTACATACACATATTTTTAAACTACCCTCTTGGACATGTTTAATAAATGATGTTGAAATTCCTTCATCGATATCCGGACAGATAATAAGTAATGGAGTTTGTTCAGCACTTACAATAGTTAATAAAGAATTTAGATTCTCGGAGATCTTCGTAATTTTTTCATCGGTCATGTAGATGTATGGCTTTTCGAAATCAACGATATCGTTTTTATGATCATTGACATAATAGCGAGAACGCCATCCAGTATCTAAATTCATTCCCTCAATAGTAGTAAGATATGTTTCTGGAGTCTTAGATCGTTTGATATGAACCACGCCTTGATCTCCGGCAACATTAAAAGCCTTTAAAACAACATCTGCTATTTCTTCATTGTGATTACATGATATCATAGCTATTTCCTTTAATCGCTTTTGTGTTGTACATGGAATAGAAAGTTCTTTAAGGGTTTCAACGACTTTTACTACCATCATATCAATACCTCTTTTCATATCGATAAGATTGGTTTTTTCTTCTGAAGCATCATTCCCTAATTGAAAGATAGCTTCTCCTAAAATTGTGGCTGTAGTAGTTCCATCACCTGCAGCACTATCTGAAAGATTTGCTATCTCTTGCATAGCCTCAATAGCCATTTGCTTAATAGGATCTGCAGACCATACCTCTGCAGCAACGGTAACACCATCTTTAGTTGCAAAAGGTCGCCTCTCGTTTGAATTCCTTATTAAAACATTCCTTCCGCTTGGACCTAATGTGATCTTTACTGCTTGTGCAATAGCATTGACACCAGCAAGAAGTTTCTCCCTGGCATCTTCGCTATACTTAATTTTTTTCTTCATTATTTTCTTAACTTGCTTAATTCATAACCTAATGCAAAGCGAACTTCACAAGCATTTACATATGATTGGGTTTTTGCAATAGCAACTAACCTACCATCTTTAACTTCAATGTTTTCAAAATTTAATCTTTCGATATCGTCTATGATCATTGCTATAGCAGACCTACAAGAAACGACTTGCTCCACTTTGTTCAATAATTTGAAAGCATAAATAGCTCCTGCTGTATCAGTAGATACTTCTGCAGTAGGTGGAATTTCATTAGCTTTTGTAACCGGTGTTTTGGTTTCATAAGGATTAGTATTTCCTAATTGCTCCAGAACTTTACCAAGCCATGCTTTTGCTAAAAATGTTTTCTTTGCAGCTCCACTGCCGGTACCTAAACAAACATCTATCAATTGCATTTGTGAATCAAGCTTTAACCTTGTTAATTTCACATATTTGATTAGCTGTCCTTCAGGAGATTGTTCGCGCTCTGTTACGTCCTCTTCAAACCAAGCTTTATCAGGAGCTTCTTTTAATTCAGGATCTCCTATTGGCCCTTCATCTTTTGTTCCAGTTGGATCGTCTTGAATTACTTCTTCTGCTTTTTCTAAATCAGAAGTAGAAATGTTTGCTTCAGAAACTTTTATTGTTTCTGTTAATTTTTCTTCTTTACTCTCTTTACCTGTTAATTTGTCTAAAATTCCCATTGTTATATAATTTAGTTAATAATCAAATTCGTTTTGATCAAGCCGAACAAGCAGCTTTGTATGTGAAGTAATAAGTTCAAAAGCACCGATGTATTTTAGATTTACTTCAGTAGCCATATTACTATGATAATAAACAACCTTTCCTATCCATTCAGCAGGAATCTCCACACCACCATGAACTATAAAGCCAACATTAAATGTTTGCGCCTTATCAGTTACCATAAACTTACTTTCTTTAGTGAAATAATTAGGAAGTGGTCGTACCAACATATCCGTTGGATTTAATACTATTTCTTTCATCTGTTTTTTTAAACTGTTACAATATTACGACAATCTGACATATTTACAAATTTATTTATATAATACATGATGTATTATTTTTTCCCCTCACTCACTCCCTGTTATTGTATAAATAAAGAAGCCCTAATTCTCATTAAGGCTTCAGTTGTAAATTGGTTTAGTTTATGTAAGGCTCCCTGGCCCCTTTATTGTACGGAGCACAAAGGCTCCTACATGGGTTCTAAAGGTTGTCTTATCATTATGGTAGTATAAAGGGATTTCTTTAAAAGATGTATATCGATCTTTGTTGTCCTCAGATATACTGGTAATCATTTTTTCAGATTCCTGCATTATTGCCGAAGCTTTTATAAAAGCACAATCTAAAAAGTCAGCTGTAATATTTTTTAAGGTATTTACCTCAACGGTTACAGCCACCACCGTTCCTACATCGATGTCCACACAATAACTAAACTCGTCATGGTTGTCTATAACTTGCGCTACAGGTACAGTATTCGAGAAAGCTTGTACAAACACCAATAGTAACATAACGCAGAATAATCCAAATGAATTTCTCATAATATTAAAATTTAGTGTTAAACAATCCTTAAAGATATAAAAATTAATTAAATTTTCTCGGCCGGTGCCATTGGTTTATTTTCATCAAGCACTTTCTCCTTTGAAGGATCGTGAACTAATGCCGGTGGCGTTGGTGGTCCTGGATATCTCATTTTATGTTTTTTTAGCTGTTAATGATCCTTTTGCTGAACTTGAACCTGCAACCTTTGTTTGTGCTGCAGTCATTTTTATAGGTGGCAATCCGCCTTTCCTTCCACCACAATAAATACAACACATGATATCAGCTTTGTTTGGAATTTTAAAAACTCCCCACGTGTGTAATTTCCTATCGCATTTTGCAGCTTGATTATTAGAAAGCTTTGGAACGCGAAGCTTAGTAGGAGAAGTCTTTGGATTGAACTTAACCCACTTTGGCTCTTCGAAAATATGGTTGCCTGGTTTAATATCTGCAAATCCTTCCGGATTATCTTGTACTTCCTTATCTGAAATAGGAAGCACTTCTACTTTAACTTCTTCTATTTTATTTGTCATTACTCTTTCTTTTTAGTTATGAGATCCCATAATGCAAGGAAACCAGCTCCTATAGATCGACCTCTTAAAACAATTGAAAGAATGATGATAGCAATGAAAATGTTTTTAGGAACATCTTGATTGCTTGCAAAAAAACCAATTGCAGCAAATACTACAATTACTACCGGCTTGGCAAAAGCCCAAAATTTCTTAACGCCTGTTGTTACTTCTGACATGATTTTTGTTTTAAATTAATTTATATTACCATTTCTTATGATACTCGGCTCTTCTTTTTCGCATAGCTTCATCAGATTTTCTAATCTCTGCCTGACTCGTTTCTCGCTTTGCTTGATTTTCATAAGAACGATTAACTTTTTTGGTAGTTTCAATTTTGGAGCTTTTAGATAACGATCTTTGTTGAGGACTTGTTAATTTATCTTTTGACATGATTATAAGTATTTAAAGTTTATCAAATATAACAAAAAAAAAGAACCCGACTATTAAGCCAGGTTCTTTACCCCAAATCAATTCTAAATTTAATTAACCTACTTATTTAAATTAGAAGAACTGTAAATATAATTATTTTTCTTTAAGGGCTTGCTGTTCTTTCCAATATTTTTCGTTAGCAATCTCTTGTTCAGTCATAGGAATACGTTCAAAACGAACATAATAATAACGATTGCTTTTAAAAAACTTGTGTGCCGGTACGTCTGGCGAAATAGACATTTCAATGTAGCCACTCGGAGTTGCTTCAGAAAAACTTTTATTTTCTTCATTAATCGTTCCATCTGAATTAGCATAAACAGCATTTAATCTTGCTGTCGTTGGATAACCTTCAGTTGAGGGAATAATAGATCCACACTGAAATTTTGCAATGATATTTCTCATTATAATAAAAATTAGGAATTTTTTGGCGGTTATCACACCTACCGATGCTAATATACAAAAAAACCTGATAACTTAATACCAGGCTTTTTATTAATCAA